CAATATCATCTTCCGAAATGCTCAATCCATTCAGCAACTTAGTCAGGTACTCTTTGTTGGTCATCACAAACACTTTTTAGTTCTTATTCCAAGAAGTCTCGTTTGTTTGCATCAGTAATGAGCGACCAGCCAAATTCCATGCCGGGAAAAGATTTGCGATACCTTCGGTTACTTCACGTACAGGGCTTTCGTCCGAATATTTTTTAACCAAAGTGTGTCCATACATGACTTTTTCGGCAACACTTCCGGCAATTTTCTTGGCATCAATCGGAGTTTTCCAATAAGTATTGCCAAGCACTTTGCTTTCTGAGAAAAGAATAACGTCTTCTTCAAACGGATTTGAAGTTTTACGGCTTCCGTCTGCCAGTTCAAGCGTAATGTCTTGATCGATCAGGACTATTTGCAAGCCCTTAAAAATCTGGGACTGTTTGCTCAAATAAGCGTTTACAGCTTCCAAACTAGGAGCATCTTGTGTATTTGCAATATTTTGAATAAACGTTGCGCAACGTTTGTACACTTCATCCTGAAGAACAAGTTTTGCAAACGTATCCACGCTCATAAATGCAACCTTATAGTTTGCGCCAATGCTTTTCCCAATACGCAATGCCTCTTTGAAATCCTTTGTAAATGGCTTTCCGGCGGTACCGTCACTGTAAGAAGTGTCAACGCCTATTTTCTGAGTTGCCGGAATCTGATAATCAACATCATATTCCGTAACGATAGCTGCATTGTTTGAATTGGTAAATGTTACCTTTCCCATCGAAATTTGCTTCAATGCAATCCATTCTGCGCGAGCTGCAACGCCGTCCCAACAATACTTTGTATCTTCTGCCCAAAATTCGACAATCGCTTTCAAATCGGGTGAGTTCGACGACATGGCAATCATTATGTCATATTCTGTCAATTCATCTTCATGTTTTTCACGCGAAATGGAAATTTTTGGAATATCTCCCTGAATACGGCTGATAGCCTCACGGGTTTTACGAGGGATTGTAGCGCCCCTTGAAACCAAGTCGGCTGCAATTTTCAAGCCCGATTGCGCCTCAAGCATCTTCCACGTCAAAAGATTTGTTTCTTTGAGTGGGAAAAGAGTTGGATAATAGTAATCTTTCAAGTCGTAAGTGTGAATTACGGCTGCCATATCCTTTTCATTCAACCCTACCATTAATGACTTTTGCATACTTTTGATTTTTAGGGGTTAAACATAAATAACGCCTTTCAATGCTGTTTTTATCGCATCGGTTACTTTAGGTGCGTTCGATTCACGTATCACACCGATTACCCACGCCGATACAAACAAGTTGCCATTTTCAACAATATCCTCATTTGAACCTGCAAAAGCAACAGGCGTTACTTTCAAGTCTTTGTTTACACCTTTTGTTTCAAAGGCGCAAGTATCTGCGGCAATAGCCGCTCCAAGCGTTGCTTCAACGGTAATTACGTCTTTTGTTGGATTTGATTTGTCGATTTTAGTAATCGCCTGCCCGTTAGCATCACCAGCGGCAAAATAATCGCCTGCCTTGAAATGACTACCTTTGGCAACTTCATACGTTGTTTTCGTTGCGGTAGCGGCAGTTATGATTTGTGCTGTCTTGCAAACTTCAAACATTCCTTTAGACCCTTTACCTATTGGCGTTCCCTCAAACAACGCAGAACCTCCCAAGTTTGCAACCGATACGGTTACGCCACCTGGAATGTCGGCAACACGGTGAAGTACACACTTCACAACGCGGTTGTCTTTTTCTCGTTTAATTGTTAGTGCCATTTATAAATTAAATTAACTGTTAAACATCAGTCATCCCGAAATCTATTATGGAATTTAGAATGACTTAAATCTCTTTTCCTGAAAACAGTTTGTTGTCAGGTTTTTGGCTTGCCACATAATCGGATACACCGCTCGAAACACCTTGTTCATCCTTTACAGTGAAAAGTGGTTTCGATTGTTCTCCCAATGCAGCGTTTGCCACGTTTTGATTTGAGGTTGTAATGGCGGCTTCTTTTTCGGTCAAGTATTCATTAAATGCTTCGTCCGTATCAAATTGCATCCGTCCAAAGTCTTTCAGAGTTTGAGCCTTAAAGTTTTCGTCTTTGCAACCAGTCAATTTGTCGTTCAAAGATTGAAGCCTTATTTTGGCAACATCCTGCGCTTTGTAACCATCCAAAGCTGCCTGAAATGGTTTCACAGCCTCAGAAACAGCGGCTTTCACAATAGCAGAAATATCCTTTTCATTGACTTTTGAATCATCATCATTGCCACCTTCGCCTTCCGTTTTTGAGTCTTTCTTTTCCACCAAATCAAACCTCTTTTTCAAGTTTGTTTCAAAAGTTTTACGAGCTTCAGTCGCCTCTTTGTCCACATCAGACCGAAATTCCTTAATAAATTCATTGACTTGTACATCCGTCAATTTATCAATAAGGGCTTTCGCTTCATCTTCGGTTAAACCCTGTAACGCAAGCGTGCGCGCCAATTGGGTTAATACGTCTTTCCGCGCTCCTGTAAATTTTTTTGTCAGTAACGCCAAAATCTCTTCAATTTTCATTGTGATTTTTTTAAATTATACATCGTAATCAAAACAGTGCAAAAATAATATGTATCACAATAATACAACTACTCTTACACGACAACTTATTCATTAGTTATTCACATCGTGCCTGTCATATTAGTTAAATAATTATAAAGCAATTGTTTTATTAAATATAATATCTATCTTTGTATGAAAAAAGAATTTGATTTTGAAAACTTGGCGACCCGATACGGCTTGCCGGTTGAGTTCGTAACAGAACTATACGAAAAGGTTGTGGACAAGGACAATTTCGGGAGTGCCGTCCGAATGTTCGCCGATGGAACAATGCCGTATGATATGGCAACTGGCAAAGAACCAATCAATGTTGCCGAATTACGCCACAAGATTGCAACCGAACTTATAACGCAACGGGGCGACCAAAAGGCAAAAGTCGTGGCGGCATTGGAAGAACAACGCAAAATTGTTGATTATTACAATGGTTGCAAGGCGTTGTTTTTATCAAAGACGGACATTTGGTTGCCTTTGCCCTATTTGAGCCGAAACAAGGCGGTATTTACGCCGCTAACAATGAAGTGATGCCGAACTTCAAATGGAATCCGCACCAATGGTTGGGGCGTTTGCGCAAACTAAATAAGGCATTTTATCGTGAAGTGAAAAAAGCGGCGTATGCCGATGATAGAAAACTATTTGATTTTAATATACCAAATGGCAGTACACAGGACAATAATTAACGGCAATTCACGCCAAAAAGTGATGAATGGCAATACCGTTTACCACGTTAAGTTTGGCGATGATACGCACGCTTATTTCGGTTCAATAGCCGCGATATTCGACACGTTCCCACCCGAAAGGTTGGGCGTGTCAAAGTCCCGGTTGTGGTCTTTCGGCATTATGCCGGAACGACCGTACCGGAACAAGATTTGCACCATTTACCGTGGTGAAATACAGAGAAAAAAAGGAAACCGTAAAAATTCAAAGTTATGAATAAGATTGATTTAACTAAAATGAAGGGTGAAGAATTGTTTTTTCACTTCACAAACGAACACGCCGATAAAGATTATGCAAGTGTTGTTGCGTTACTTCCGTATGCAACAACTTGGGATAACAAAAAGGCATATTCTATTTTGGAACGTGTTGTGAAAGAAAACAAGACATTGATTGCTGTTTATCCCGAAATTGACGACATTGATACATCTAAAATGGAACTTGTCGGCGGTATTATTGATGGCGAAATGTATATTTCAAATGAACCCTATTTCAAAGAACGAATGTAAGTAATCATTTCGTTGTAAATTTCCGGCATATACTTTTTGAACACTTCATTGCCGATAAAGGTATTTTCAAAAGCGTGTGCCAAGTATTCGGCTTCCGATTTGCCGGATTGTTTGAAATATTTGGTTGAATGTCCATCGCCGTAACTTATGACCAATGATTTAATGGTGTCGCGGGTTGAACCGATTTGTTCCATAACATCGTATTTGGTAATGCCGTATTTGGTAAATGTATCATCTTTCATTCGCCAAATTCTTGATGATAATTCGGTTAATTTTTGGTCAATATATGCAACCATTGACATTTTCTTTTCAACTTTTTCATAATACCAACTTTTGTCCTTATCCCATTTTTGCACCCAAACTTTATATGTGGATTGCTTTTTAAGGTATGCGATTTGTTTTGCCCGTAAATCCAAAACCTCTTTTGATGTACGCAAGTTCCTTTGCCAATCAATACCGTGTCCGTATTCGTGATAAACAACGGCTTTTCGTTCCCAAACTGATTTTGCATTTCTATCGGAATTAAACAAATGAACCGTTTTATCCGATGGCGAATAATACGCCCCTTTGTTGGCATTTGACAATTTTAGTTTTATCGGATTGGCGGGGTCTATTAAATCAAAGAATCGTTTATCAAACGTATAGTCTTCACCGTGTAAATAATTGCTTTTACCGCTCAATTCGCTTGGCATATTAACGGACGGGGCTTTGCTTGGGTTTAATATTAGTTGCTTTAAGGTTTGTAATTCTTGTCTTTCATCCCAACGCTTTTGAATGTTCGCTTTTTGTTCTTCGGTTTTACCCACTTGTGTTGTTTTTGTCGGGGCAATATACTTCAAGCCGTCCGCCAACGTGCCATTCACGAAGTTATCACGTATAAAATAGGGCGTTGAACTCCAACCGGCTTGCCGTTCTTCATTTTCGGCAACCCAATCTTTGAAACCTTGCGGAAAGTCGGTAACGGCATTCTTTGGCACAAGTTTTTTATACTCTTTGCCGTATAAAGCACTTTTCAAGTCGGACAATTCTTGTGAATCAAATGTTTCTTCATCCATAAGAATTGCCGTCATATAACACCGGCATTGCGGATGCCAACCTTTGAACTTGAACCATTTTGGGTATCGCCCGACAAGGCGTTCACATATTTTGCACTTATAAACGGGGTCGTGGTTCGACCGGTTCACCTGAAAGCCAACAACAAAGTCAAGTTGTTGCCAACGCAACCAATCCGATTCACGGTAAGCCATATTGACTTCGGAACGGGTCAATCGCATTGCATTTTTGTAACTTGACCGGTACACACCTTGTCCGGGGTGAAATGCTTTTGCCACTTTCGACAAAACAAGGTTGCCGCGCTTATCACGCACACGCCGGAACAAGCGGTCGGGGTCTTGTAGATTTTGCCGTACATCCTTTGAAAGTTGTTGTGCGCTGCGCCCTTCACCAAGCCCGACATCAAGCCCCAATTCAAGTTGGTCTTTGTATTGCCCAATATACTTCCATACTCGTTGGGATAAGTCAATTCCGTTGATTTTTCTTTGCTGAAATGTTTGTAAGGCATCTAAATTGCGGTCTTGCATCTTGTTTAACCGTGCTTTGGTCAATTTTGATGTATCCATTATTGAAGCAACAAATTCATCGTTCTTTTGGCAAGCATAAAGCCATTGTTTGCGTGAACCATTGGCAATGACGGCGGTAATGTTATCGGCAAGCCCATTGATAATTTTTTGGGCGTGTTTTTTGGTTTTTGGGTAATCATCGAAAGAAAAAGGCTTTTCGGGATTGTAGTTTTCTTTGCTTGCTACATTGGTAATTTCCTTTGTTGCACGCGAAAACAAAGCATCAACCGCCACCGTATATTGTTCGGTCAAACGGTAATGCTTATTATCGAATCCTTGAAACGAAAATGTCTTTATCTTTCGTTGTTTAGCCATTACGCATCAAAAGTTGGTTCACCAATCACAAAGGAATTTTCACGACTTGATTCTTCTTGTATCTTTTCAAACGTATCTTTCGGATTTGCCGAAAGCCCAATTTTTTCTACAGATTCTTCTTGTGAAATTACCGCCTTGTTTCCGTTGGCAGTCATCCAATAGTTCAATTCGTCAATCTCATTGGTAAGCATATACGGCGTGATTTCCGGTTCGATTTCTATTACATCGCATTCCTTTTCCAATGTGGTGTTAAACTTGCCGATATAGGCTTTTATCACGTTCACACGGCGTTGCAAGTAATCATCAAAGATTTCTTTTTTGTCTTGCACTTTCAAATGCGCATCCATAAACAATAATTTCAACGCAATGCCGGATATTGCCCCAAGCCCCTTGACCGAATCAAACGAAATATCCGGCGTTTGGGTAATGGTGTAAATCATTCGCAAAAGCGTTTCCACTTCCAATTTAACCGATTCCGGTGCGCTTTGCCAAGACACATATTGCATTGTTGCACCTTCTTCACCCTCAATTACCGCACCAGATTCGCCTTTTTTTGACCAACCGTTAATTTGCCCCGTTACAAATATTTTAGGGCTTGCGTGGTAATCGTTTGTGTCGGCAAAGTTCGACAAAAGCGTTTCCAAGCGGTCAATCAGCGAATCGACATCTTCCGTTTCAAAGTGGTCTTGGTGTCCGTAAATAACCGGTATTTTGCCGATAGATATTTGGCGCGGGTATCCTTCGGCAACATCAAAGCCGTTTTCATCACGCTTCCAAAGCCAATGTTCGGTGTCGGTGTACGTTTCGAAGCAGTCAATGGCTTTACCATCGCCCGCCTTTTGGCTAAATTCACGCGAAAACGCAACCATATCGCCAGTTTCATCCCAATATGGATAAAGTGTGTCGCCAAATTCGGGTAAAAACAATGTACAACGCAATTTGTACTTTGAATCAAAGCCGTAATTGGCATTTTTCTTTTCGACCGGATACCATACTTCGGCACATTCCTTGAACCCGAATATTGCACGCCCGATTTTTCGGTTCAATGAATTGGTTTTGTTGTCGTACAAAATACGGTTCAATGCCTTAACAACCAATTGTTGGTTGTCATTTTCGGGGGTTGCATTGTAAGCCACCGGATTGCCGAAACAAAAGGACACGGCACGTTTGATAATTAACTTTTGAATTGCCAACTTGATACGGGCAACCTTTTCAATCTTGTAGTTGGAAGATTCGCCACCGGTATCAATAACCTTTTGCGCTGAATTGGCATCGTTGTCGGCATCTACTTTCACACGCTTGTCGGGGCGCAATATCGGGTCGTTGATGTCGTGCAATTTCGGGTCAAGTGCCTTTTGTGCGCTTGCCACATCTGGTTGCGCCACAAACCTCCTTGATTTTAGTTCCTGAATAACTTTATTCGAGGTGTCTAACTTAAAAATATCTTCAATCTTCATATTCAAAAAGTATTATAGTGATACATATTAATAGCCAAAAAGTCCGGCAACGTCTTGTTTAACTCGTTTTTTTCGTTTTTCAACCGTACCAGTTAAGGCATCAGGTGCGTCATCGTGTTTGTTTTTACCGACTTTCAAGTAACCATTTATTGCGGTGGCAAACTCCGGGAATAAGCGTAACCACCCTTGCGGCATAAATGTAAGGTTTTGCACACTTGCCGAATTGATATTGATGCGCACATCTTTGTTTTCGGTTTGATGAAACCATTTGAATTTTGTTTTTGCATTGCCCACCAACCGGCATTGTTGTTCCACGTTTCGTGCATAACCACGCCCGCCGTTGTTGGATTCAACAACACATTCTTGTACTTGATGCTTGGTAAGCATTTGAGCAAGTGTTGGTTCGGTATATTCCATCGGCTTTTGGGTGTACATCACATCAACAAGGTAATTGCCAATTTCGGTTTCATCGTATATAATAGCACATAGGAAATCCGCGCCGGTGTCGGCGGTGTCCACGTATGCCTTACGAATACAATATTGCGTTGCCGGTTTGATTGCATATTCCACAAAGCCCATTTCGTACATAAGCCCCTCGCTTGGTTTCGGGTCTTGTTGGTACAAAGAAGTAAAAACGTGTGGATTCCTTACCCGTATTGATTGCAGTTTTTCAAGCGAATGGCGTTGTGCCCAAAGTGCTTCACCCTCGTTTCTTGGGTCGTATTCGGTCGGTGCACCCTCTTTGATTGCCCTATATATGACAACCACCCAACCATTCGGGTTTTCAGTTGGGTCGTAAATACCTTGTTGCCTTAATAATGTACCGGCAAGGTCGTCTTCGTGCCAACGGGTAAATACAATCAGTTGTTGGCTATCATTGTGCAAGCGTGTTTCGGCAACTGTATCGTACCAATCGGCAACACTTTCACGCACCACCGGCGACCAAGCTGTTTTTGCATCCTTGTAAATGTCGTCCATAATCAACACATCGACCGGATCGCCTGTTAATGCACCGCCGACACCCACCGTTTTGAAACCGCCACGAAACCCGACAATTTCACATTCATCAGCATTACGCAGCCACGAATCGGAAACGGTAATCACATTGCTACCATTCAAGCACGTACTTGGGAATATGGCGTGGTATTCTTCATTGTCGATAATACGTTGAATTTCACGGTTAAACTTTCTTGCTTTGGGTGCATTGTATGAAACAATCGCAACCTTTGTGTCGGGATTTTTGCCCAAAATAAACGCCGGTAATCGGCGTGTCGAACCCTCACTTTTTCCGTGTTGGGGCGGCATAAATACCATCAACTTTTTGATTTTGCCTTGTGAAAATTCGGTCAATTTGGAATAATACCTTGTGTGAAAGTCCGCCGGTCGAAATGTCGGCATTGTGGAAAGGGTAAAGCGCAATAAGTCCGCCCGACTTTCTCGAACCAAGCGTTCTTGCAACGCACCGAAATATGTTACCTTTTCCTTTCGTGTCATTATCAAAAAATATATTTCAAAAAGGCAAAATGCTGTCTTATAAGCAAATAGCAAGTATCTTCATCATTAGCATACGCTTCACGTTCAAAAGATATGTTGCGATATGCTTGTTTGCCGTAAAAGCAAAGTTTCACAAGCCATTCAAATACATAGAGAACATAAAAAGGCACAAACAACAATTCTTGCATTTGCCTTGTATGGATTGTTTCGTGCCGAATAGTGTGTGCTGTTACGGTAACACCCTTGCGGACAAATAATACCCCAAAAAGGTTTATTGCTTCAAAATCCTTGAATGGAATAATGGTATTTTCAATGATTTTCATTTTCCCAATTTTCTTTCAAGTTCAACAATACGCGCGTCCAATTCGTCATCGGTCAAGTTGGTAAACAGGTCTTTTCCATCCTTACCTGTTATTTCACTTTTTACAGGAGCATCGAAGCCAAGCATACTGTTAATTGAATCCAATGCACGCTGCTTGTCGAATAACTTTATCTTGACTTCCTTGCCATATTTAGTTTCTTTGGTAGTAACTTCTTGAATGATTGATTTTTGTTCTTTGGTAAGATTTTCAAATTCTTTCAAAGTCATCCATCCATCCCGAAGTTGACCAGCGTCTGCAAAGGCAATCTTTTCGTGTTCTTTCAACACTCGCAGCGCAGAAATTCCGGCGGTTTCCGCAAGATTGTCTTTGAGGTATTTAATTCGCTCTTGTACCTTAACATTTCTCAACAAGCGACTTCCGGCTGCATACGCCGTCTTTTCGCTATATCCGGCTAATACACAAGCCTTTGTTGCGTTAAAATGCAAAACATATTGATAACAAAAGCGTTCTTCTTTTGCCGTCAATTTTACTTCATCAATATTTTCATTTGCTTTGATAGTTTCCATAATTGAATGAATTGATTTGCATTTCTGCTTTTTCCTTGCCGATAATGGAACGAATAAGGTCTATTTGGTGAACGCACATTGAATTTAAGCGGTCAAGCCAATCAACCAAAAACATTTCATCATCGGCAATACTATCAACAAGGGCGTTTTGTGCTTTTGCAGATAGATAGTTTTGTTTTGCAATTTGCATAATTGTTTCGCCGATTTCGCTTGATTTCTTCTTTCGGGCAAGTTGCTTGGCAATGGCAAGCATATAACCGGTACGGGCGTGATATACGGCAATTTCTTTGCCACGCTCGATTGCACCGTTTACTTCATCGTGAATAAGCGTTTCAAGTTCGGCTTGCATATCGCCACACTCTTTTTTTATTTCATCAAAGGACATAATGTTATGAATTAAGGTTTGACGAAAACATTTTCACCCGAAACAAAAACGGGCGGTTGGGTATTGCCCGACAATATGCCAATCCACACCTTGCCGGTAAATAATACTTTCAGGCGTTCAATCAATGTTGGCTTCCAACACGATATACATTGTTTTCCATCACACCAAACGGGTAACGGTAAACATTCTTCATCCGTCATATCGGACGGCTTTTGCAATACCTTTGTGGATTGCGGAAAATTTATCGGTTTCATATTTCAAATGTTGCAAGTGTCTGGGTCAATTCCAATGATAAAATCGTATTTCATAATCAACCAATCATTATTTATAACTCTTCAATTTTAGGTTGTTCGGCATCGTATGTTGTTATCCATACTTTTGCGTCTGTAAATGATGACTTTGTTTCGATTGCATTAGAAACCATTTGTCTAATTTTGTTTGCACAATTTTCCCTTTGCTTTTGGCAAAGTTGGTCGGCGAAGTTTTGCAGGGCTTCGGGGAAAAATTTCATATCAATAGCACGCCCATAGTCCATATCTGACAAACTCTGATTTTCAATATATTCATCTTCAAATTTCTTAAAATCACTATATTTTTTTAAAAATTCTTTTAATTCCATAACTACTTATTATTTAATTGGTTAATAAATTCTTCTACATACAAACAATTTTCAGTACAATTCAACTTATAAGTTGAACAAGTTCCGTCATCTTGTAACAGATTACAAGTGTTAATATGTGCCTCAATCGCCTTTTCCTGCATTTCCTGCTCGGCGAGTTCAACGGCTTTGGCAGCATCTTTTTGATACTGCTTTGACTGAAACGTACATTCAATAAATTTCTTTGCTTTTTCGCTTTTCATATTATTTTAATTATTAATTTTTAATTTGAATGAATAAACCCACACAAACGGATTTCTTTCCCACGTGCCTTTGCCGTTGATGTCATTTATTAACCTTTCGTATGCTTGTTTTGGCGTATAGTACATATTTGGATGTTTTGATATTTGATAAAAACTTTCGTATGGTGGCACAGCACCAACTCTGTGTTTTATTCCCTCTTTAAAACAATCCAAATCACTTATATCCTGCAACCGCTCGCAGCGGACAGCGGTTATTTCAATGAAATATCTTGCTTGCTTAGCTGCCATTGTACGGGGATTTCCCCATTTACAGATAAGATGGTCGCCCACATATTTATCATAACGATATATAATTCTATCATCATCAATAAAAAAAGGCTCTTTGATATAGATATTTTCGCCGACTTTGTAGCGGGGTTTAAATTCCTTACTTTCTCCTGTCGCCTCTACAGTGCCATTCCAACCTGTCAATGTACTGTCTAATGAGCGCGGAAATTTATCGTCATTCCATAATCCGTTATCATCGGGCTGCGGATTTACTATCCGCCGCGTTTGCCACTCAAAATCACAGCCACGAGCCGCAATTTCTTTTGTTTTCCATTCTGTAAATAATATTCCTTTCATTGTTCGTATTTTTTAAGAATTTCATCAACTTTTTGCACTAAAGACCTGAAGTTTGAGTTATACTTTACTTCGTCATTGTATTTTTTAGAATAGTAAACAATTGATGTATGGTCTCTTTTGACATATCTCGAAATGTC